GTCGATCCCGTTGGTGAAAGCGGCCGGGTTGGTGACCGTGTCGACGCCGAAGGTCTGGGACGCGATGTTGGTGATAGCGCCCGCCGCGACATTGCCGTTTGCCCCAGGTGCTCCCGTCGTACCGTTGGTGACGCTCTGGACCGGCGCGATGACGCTGGCGACCTGTGCCGGCATGGCGTAACCACCCGTCGGAACAAGCGATCCCGGCACCGTGTAGGACGCCACATAGGCGCCGTTTGAGGGATCGGCATAGACCTGGAACCGCTGCGATCCATCGGCCGTCTGCACGGTTGCCCCGACCGGGACATAGACGGTCGCGCCCGAAGCCGTGTAGCGAGAGAAGGTGCAAAGGCCAGTCGCGGGTTGCGCGGCGAGGCGGGTGACGCCGGACAGCGGAAAGTCCGCCACGAAACTGTCGACGTCGGCCCCGTAGGACGTCGCGAACCGGGTCAGCTTGGCGGTGTCGATGTTCTCCTTCTGCAGCCATAGCGCGACGCCGGCAACGGCTTCCGCCAAGCCCCGCAACATCGAGCCGATCGCGAAATTCAGGAACCGGGACGTGATCCGTCCTTGCATCCCGGCCGCGATAGACCCGACGATTTGCGAAAAGCCACGTGTCTGCAGTGTGCTCAATGTGCTACACAGCTCCTGAGGGAGGACGCGGCGATGAGTAGGACAGCATCAACCGATTGGATACCTTACTGGGCAGATATAGAAAACCGCCGCATGGCAAGGGTTGAGGGCGCTTTCGAGGATAAAATCGCCGCCCTTTCTGGCTGCTGGGGTGGCGTATACCTTGATCTGGACACGAGCGAATTGTTTCAGGTTGATGGGGCCGACATGATTATCTGGAAAGGTTGGGTTATTGCAGACTCCGACGATAAGCTCGACAGCTAGCGGCCGGTCGGGACTTCGAGGGCGATTGAGGCCGTCGTGTTCGATACGGCGTTCGTATAGTCGATGCTGATCGAACAGAGACCTGCGGCATCGGCCTTGAACCCGACCGTGATGACCGGCACCGGAATGCGGGCCACTGTGGCCTCAAGATAGATTTGCTGGCGGACGATAGCCTTGATGCCTCGTTCAAGAGCAGTAAGGCCAATGCGTTGCGGCAGACCGGCCCCATAGTCCAGGTGGAACAAATATCCGTTCACAGCGGTCAGTAAACGCCGCTCGATATGATTGTTGTCGAGGTCGATTCCGTCCACCATGGCGAGATCACCGGTGGCGTCTAGTCCGAGATCTCCGTTCCACAGCACATCGAGATCAGGCAAGGGGCAGTCCATCGAAACTAGGCTGACCCTTGACAGGGATGGCCAGCTTCACTCCGGCACCCACCCATGGATCGGACAAGCCGTTCAACTCGGCAATCTGCCACCACGCCAAAACATCCCCGAGTTCGCGAGCGGCGTAGCGGAACAGGGTAGTGATGCCGTCCGTCTCGACGATCTTGGCCGGCAGGCCGGAGCCGATGTAAGGGGTTGAGGGGTCGGTCATGGCGTCGCCGTCTTGTAGGGATGGCCCGCGGGCAGAAGTGACCCGTCGCCGGTCGCGTTCCACGCCAGCTTGCCTTCGACGTACTGGCGGTTTGCCGTGGTCGGTGAGTTGTTGAGGACGGCGCAGCCGGCGTAGTCGCCGAAGATCTCGCTGACATCGGGAGAGACCGCTCGGCTGATGCCGAGCACGGGGGCGGAGCCGACAACACCCATGGCGATTGCCGAGCCGACCACGACGCCGTTCACCCAGAGCTGCATCTGGCCAGCCGTGCAGATGGCAGCGAGCAGCATGGGAGTGTCGTGCGTCAACGCAGCAACTCCACCTATCGCTGTGGTGCTACCCGAGGCGAGGCTTATCGTAGCTCGGTTGGCGGAGGGCACCTGGAGGAAGAACCCTCCCGGCTGGTAATCGAGATTCCCGCCGCTGGCGAAGGATATAATGCGGCCGTTGTCGTTGCGGTCGTTGTTGACGCTGGCGGTCAGAAATACCGCGAAGTCCTGCTTGCCGGCGAGCTCCGGAATATTGCCGAACAGTCGGGCATAGGCGCCTGTAATATTGCCTCCGGCGACGTCACCATTGACAGACCGAATCGCGGACCGGGCCGCCCCGAAGGTGGACGCCGTGACGAAGATCGGCCCCTGAGTGCCGTCCGGCGCAAGTGCGTTCGCGGACCCCGCAGTGTCGGCAACGGATGTGATGCGGCCGGTTCCCACCGGGTTCGGCAGCATCCGGGCAGAGGTGGTGAAGTCGAAGTCGCGAAGGATGCCGGGGACCGTCTCCAAGCTGGTGGGTGCCGTCACCGCCTTGGTGGTGATCGCGACCGGCGTCGAGGCCGGACTCGTCAGCCCGTAGCGTGAACCCTTGAAGGTGAGTGAATAAGCCGTGGCCGGAGTAAGCGTCGTGATGCCGCCGGCCGGCAGCGGATTATAGGTCGTACCATCCGTCGCATAGGTGAACGTGGTGAAGAACTGCGGATCGGTCGCGACTTTGACGACCCCCTGCTGTGCCTCCGTCACCTGGACCGGGCCGCCATGATAGGTAGGTGCGGCCGGCGCCGTGGTGCCCTGGTCGTAAGCGTCGAGCAGGGCGTTGTGGTAGTCGGCCAATGGCTGCGTGGCCAGAAGTGGCTTCAAGCATTGCCAGTTGCCCCCAGCCGCCTTGGTGAACGTGAATGTCGAGTTCGTGGTGCTGAACGCCATGTTGCCTGGAATCAGGCTGAAGTTGCCGTTCAACCCGGTCGCGAGCGTCACTGCCATCGGGTCCCAGCCGGCCCGCGTGCGGCGCGTCGCGGTGTCGACGATCGATGGGCTGTTGTTCGTCTTGAAGAGGTCGTGCGCCTCTTTCAGAGGGTTCGATGCTGCGGCCGAGGACAACAGCGGCCCGAAGAAGGTAGCCTGCCCGAGGTTGGTGTCCACGACCCAGACCGGCATGTTCATGGCGTTCCATGAATTGATGACGGAAAGCGACTCGTTCGACACGAAACCGTAGTTGAAGTCGTTGGGGCCGGTGAACACCGTGGCCGTGGAATTCGGATCGAAGCCGCCGAGCGCCACGGTCGTGACGCGCTGCACCTTGGCCTGAAACAGCGCGGTACCGGTGCGGGGATCGATGCCGTCGCCGGGGGATTGCAGCAGGTCATAGATGTCGGGCACCGGGCCGATGCAGGCCACGATGACGGATTGGTCAGGCGCTGCGGCGAGTGCTGTTCGCATCGTCGGCACGGGATCGGGGTAGGTCGCCCGGCCAGCCGTGTAACCGTAGAACGAGGCCATCCCCGCGTCCATGTAGTCGGACTGCACGACGTCCGGGGCGATCTTGCGCGACGCAACCGGGATCGAGGTCAGCCCGGCATAGTCGAGTAGGATGCGATCAGCGGACGCGGCGGTGTCGGTCGAGGGCGACGCCACCACAGCGGTGAGAATGATCTTGCCCTGCTTGTGCATCACGATCCCAATCGCCAAGGCGGTGGCGTCGTCGACGTCCTGACCAGGATCGGTCGAGATGATGAGCCTGGGTATGACGGCTGAGGCAGTGGCAAAGAGCCCATGCCGCAGTCCAGGCATGCTGAACTTACCCGTCCCGTTGGGGTCGAACCACATCGGCGACATGGTCAGAATTCTCGGGCGTAATAGGCTTGTCCGGTCGTCGCTCCGATGATGCTGACGGCGCCGGGTCCGACATGGGTGGGCGTCGTCTCATAGAGGGAACCGGCCGGGATCTTGAGGCTGTGATAATCGATCGTCGCCGCGGCAAGCGCGTTGATGTAGATGTCGCCCGTCGATTGGTTCTGCACCGAATAGCCACGCCGCGCCGCATTGGCGGCCATGAGCTGTTGCGCCGTGCCGCCTGCCGTGATGGTGCCGCCGCGGTCGACCGCGGTAGCTCTGACGACGGTATCGGTCGGGCCGCTATTGGGGCTGACCGATACCACGATCGCCGAGTCGGTTGCGACTGGCGCCGTCGACGCTGCCTTGATGGCAACCGCGTTCGTGCCGTCGCTTAGCTTGGTCAGCCAGGGCGTCGTATTCGCGGTGTTACCGGGTTGGACGGTCCAGGTGCCCGATTGGGTGACACCCCCGATGACATTCGAACCGGTCGCCAGCGCACCGGAAATTACCGTCCTCAGGTTCCCGGACAGATCGAGCGATAGAGGGTTAGAGCCGGCCGTGTAGGTCGGAGCAGCGTTTGAGGCAGTACCGCTCGTGGTCGCCGTGATCGACCCAGAGACGACTGTTCTCAGGTTGCCAGCCAGATCGACCGAAAGAGGCTGCGAGCCCGCCGAATATGTCGGCGGGGCCGCGGACGCCGTGGCACTTGTCGTTGCCGTAATCGAACCCGAGATGGGGACGGGCGTGCCGCCTGCGACACCCTGCATGGACAGCACGTCAGCTGAGGAAGCGCCCGCAGTGCCGAGTGCCGGCTGCTTGGCGGCGGTTGCCGCCGCGCCCAACGTGCCAAAGTTGGCCGTGACGGTCCCAGAAACCGGAACCGCGGATTGATCGCTCGCGATGACGACTGGTAGCGAGGACGCTGCCGGAGCTTGCCCGCCCGGCGGCAGCGTGTTGATGGTCGTGCCGGTGCCGGGCGTGACGACAAGAGTTGGAAGAGACATATCGGTGTGTCCCTAAGCGGCTATGGCAGCGATCAAGCCGCTGTTGGATGCGATGGTGAAATCGGCGGCGGGAGCCGAGATAGTTGGCAGAACGACGACCGGTGCTGGCACCGGCGCTGGCTGAACAGGAATGGCCGGAATAGCCAGTGGGGCAGGAAGCGGCCTATTCTGAGATGGCTTCGTCAGTGCCGTTCCGGTCGCGACCGAAAGGTTGAACACCGCGCGTCCGACCGTGCCGCGCATGTCGGCGAGCGTGGCCTGGTCATAGGCGGCCGTGGCGAGGCCCATAAGCGCGGTGACGAGATCGCCCGCATATCCAGCGGGGTCGGCAGCGTCGAGGCTTCCCACGGCCCCGGCGAGGCCGGTGTCGATTTCGGTTACCAGCGCGAGGCCCGCCGACACCAGGGCAGCCTTGCGCAACGGCGTGGCGGTCTTGATCGGGGCTGCGTCCTGTACCGATGCCGACAGTAGCGCGAGGTCGGACGTGATTTGCGCCGGGATCATGCGTGACCGATGCCGCCCTGACCGAGCGGGACCGAGTTCGCGACATTGGCGGCGGCAACACCGCTGGCGCCACCGAGGTCCGAACCGATCAGGCTGTCGATCGAGGATACGGCAGCGCCTGATCCGCCCGGATTGTCGACGGGCGTCAGGGTCAGCGACGAATGGATCACGTTGGGGAACTTCTCCACCTTCCACGTGTGCGACACGATGACGACGATGCGGGCTTCCATGCCGTTGGAGTAGGGATAGGGCAGACCGGAAATCCGCATCTGATCCAACAGCAGGACGTCGTCCGCCGAACCCGAGCCGACGTGCAGCACCTCGAATGAGCGGTCATCGTCGTCCGGCCCCATGGCATCGATGATGCGGTCCCCGCCCGGAAGCCGATGAATTCGTAGCTGTTGCTTGCCGCCACCGGGAAGCGTCTCGGGTACCGCGAAATCGGTAAACAGGAAGGGTCCGAGCGCGAGGACGTCGTTGGGCAAGGGGTCAGCCGATCTTCGCCATGACGTTCTGTGCCGTCCCGTTGACGGTTTTGACGAGATCGAAATTGCCGCCCTGGTCGGGATCGCCGCCGTAATAGGCATTCTTGCCCGTGGCTGGCTTCATGCTGATCCTGCCATCGGTGTGGTGCTTGGTCTGGGAACCGTTCTGGCCGAGCACGGTCACGCTCTTGTCGGCCGCGAAGAAGACCTTGTTGCCACTCTCGTGCTGTAGCAGCATCTCGCCGCTCTGCACCTGAGGCGGCGTTTCTGGCGTCGAGAATTGGCGATGATGCGCGACCATGACGTCTGGGTCGCCACCGTCCTGGTGAAGATCGAAGACCTGACCGTCGAGCTTTTCGGCCGAGCCAACGCGCGGCCCAACGAGGACCCCGTAGCCGTTGCCGACGTGGACTGCAGCGACAGGAACCCATCCCGACTCGATGCCATGCGGCTGAATGATTCCCTTTACGGCGTGGGTCTTCGGATTATAGGCCGTGCAGACGAGGGTTGACTTCAACTGCGACCGGCCCATCACCTCGTGGACGATGCGCCGGATGTGGTTGGTAAATTCGTCTACGTCGGTCACGCAGAGCCTATCCCGCCCGACCCGACCGGGGTCGTCACGGGCGAATTACCGATTCCCGGCGGGCGCGGCGGCGGCAGTGGCGCAGTGTTCCGCGTCGAGCCGGTATCGTCGGTGCCGGAGCGGCCGGATTTGGCGATCTTGCCCTCGACCGTCATCTCGGAGCCGTTCCACGAGGTCGTAATCGTGACCGAGTCCACATCATAAAGCTGATCGAAGATCGTGCCGGTTCCGCTGAGGTTCAATTTCATGCGCGGCGTGACTGCAAGATCAGTCGGAGCCTCGACCGTGATTGAGCAGTCGTGGCGGATGGCATCCTTGAGACGCGAGGCAGCGATCTTGTCGACCTGGGCTTGATTGCGGCCATTGTGGTGATGCTCGACCGCTACCGTGTCCGATCCGATGCCGCCGGCCTGGGCCACACCGTCATAGTGCTTAGCGTCCTTGTGGTTCCAAGAGCGCACAGCCATCTCGTGCGGCTTCGCGGCTGTCATATTGCGCTTCGTGGTAAGCGTGGTGCACGTGGCGACTCCCACCCGCCCTTGTCCATCTGGCGGCACCCACTGGACGTCGTAGGTGTTGGCGTCGGTGCCCTTCGGCTCAAAGACGAGATCTGAGCCGTCGACGTACCAGCGGAAACCTTCACGACCAGCGAGGCGAGACAGGATCTCGTGGTCGGAAAAGTTCAGAACGTGGTGGACCGTGTCCTGGTCGTAAATCTTCCCAGCAAAGTCCTGCCCCGCCGTGACGGCGGCATTCAGCCCGTGGTCCTGCGCGATAGTCGAGACGATGTCACCGGACTTCTGGTTCTTGAATTGCTGCGAGCGACGCTTTTCCGTGAGGGTCGCGCCCTTGTCGCGGCCCGACACCGACACCGTGCATCCGGCCCAATCGATCTTCGGCTCGTCGACGCGGCCGGTTATGACCGAGACTGGATCGGCGCCGTCAAGCGACATCATAACTTCGACATCGACCGGCTGATAATCGGCCCATTCGGCATAGCCGTAGCCGGCGGCAGCGGTTTCGTCGACACTCAGTTCGGCAGAGAACGTATCGGATGAGCGCTCGCTCTTGCGCGTGACGGTCGCGGTGAGGCAAGGCAGCATCGCGCCCCCGAGTGACAGCCACGCGCGCGGGTAACGCACGCGTGACAGTGAGCTGGCGCCGAGGAAGGCCATCAGGCGACATCACTCAGGGGCGTCCCCGGCGAGGTATAGTGCCCGTGCGGGTCTGGACCACCCATGCTGTTCGGGAACCGCATGGCGGATGCCTGGTGCTTCGTGACGACTTGGGCGATCTTCTTCCCATCGAGGTAGATGTGGTGCTGTTGCGGCCTGGTGTCGTTCATCGCCGTTGTCATGTTGCCGCCCGCCGGTACACCCGGACTCACTTTGCGGGGTGGAGGAGCCGAGACGGTAGCAGCGGGCCGGCCGGCCGAGACGCTTCCAGGAACAGCCGACATGCCGCGAAGCGTACGAGCCGTGAAGTTGTCCATGCCGGTGCGGGAATTGTAGCCCTCCGCCCGCTCAAACTGTGACGCTCCTGTAGCAGCACCGAGCGCCGATCCGGAGTTGAGGTAACCCAGCGCGCGGTTTTCGGAACCATGCAATTCGCCGAGCGCGTGGCGTAGTTGCCCGTCGAAATCGCCGGGAAGTCCGGCCTTACGAGCGCCGAGCCATTGCCCGATGCCGCTCGCGCCGATGCCGTTGACGGTGGATGGACCGCCGCTCGCCTCGACGTTCATCCATCGCGAGACGAGCGCCTTGGCGCCGAGTTCGGAGACGCCGCCCTTCATGAGCACGTCAACCGCGTGAGACTGATGATCGGTCGTCCACCAGCCGTGCGTGCCGGGGTTAATGGGGCCGCCAGCCCCACCACCAAATCCGCCTCCGCCTCCGCCGTAGCTGGCGTTGGTGAACCCGCCGCCGCTACCTCCGATGCCACTCGCGCCCACACCACCACTCATCGCCACGCTGGCCAGCGCCCGCGCCGCGCCGATAGCGGTCTGTGTCAGAATGTCGAGGGCTGATCGAAGCCCAGAGGAGCCAGTGCCGAGACCGGCGAAGTTGTCGTTTAGCGCACTGGACCCACCATTCAACCCATCGAACGACGCCTTGACGATGCCGGTGGACGTGGTGAGCTGGCCGAATTGCCAGACGTTCAGCTCTTCCTGCTTTTGCAGCACTCCGAGGCCTGCGGTCGCGCGCTCGATCGCTCCCGACATGTCGATACCGGCCGGCAATCCCAGTCTTCCGGCAATGGCCGTGGAGGCCTGCCCGGTGACGCCGGAAAGGTTGAGGCCTGGGATCGTCGCTCCCTCTGCCGCATGGGCCGATGGCATGATCGCGTCTTTGAGGACCCCGCCGATCGTCTTGTCGCCGAAGATCGGATGATCCCACGGATTGTAGGATTGCGCTTTTTCGTGCTGTTCAGGCGTTGACTTGAAGAGCCATGGCACGAACCCGTCGATCGCAGCCTTGCCACTTTCATAGATCAAATAGGCAGGAAACAGCGACAACACTGACGGTTTCCCACCCGTCGCGGGAACCGAAGTGCCGCTGCCGGGCGTCCCGCCATGCGCCGCTCCGCCACCAAGCGCCGCCGCGGCCTCTTTCAAAGCCAGTGCGGACGCATCGAGAGCCGTGGCCGCGCCCGACAAAGCAGCACCTCCGCCACCGAAGCCGAGCATCCGTGCGGCGCCGTAGCCGGTCAGCCCGAGCGCGGCGACGCCGGCTCCCATCGCCCCGACCTTCGTCAGGTCTGGATGAGCTTCCATGGCCTGAGCGAAAGCGTTGATGCCCGATGTCAGCTTCGTGAGAACCGCGATGGCAGGGTCCACCAACGGACCACCGAGCGCCGTCAAGAAATCCTCGGTCTTCTTGTGAAGAGCATCCATCTTGAGAACAGGATCGGTGTTCTGCAGGATACCGACAGCATCGGCCGGCACATTGTCCCGATAGTTCATTTCCTTTTGGATTTGCGCCCGCGTTCCGGGTTCCAGCAACGCTCGCATGAACCCCATCGTCGACTTGTTCGACCCAACCGCATTTACGAACTCGTTCATCGCCTTCTGGCTCGACGTGTCGATGCCTTGGGCCTGCAGCTTAGCGAGAATGCCCTTGCTCCATTCCCATGCGTTTTCGGGCAAGCCAGCCGCGAACTTGCTGTTCGGATTCAGATGCTCTCCGCCTTTGTCGGAATAGGTGTCACCCGGTTCGGTCAGGCCATATCGCTCCAATCCCAGCACCGCCTTGGATGTAACGACGCCTTGCGCGTAGGACCGGTTCAGCATGTAGTCGGCGTTGCCGAGCTTTGATGCCTTCAT